GATTCTTGACCGCTTCGGCGGATGCCTGAATTTCCTTGAGGGGGTCGATCCAGGGCATCGCGGGCGGCAGGAAACTGGCGCGATTGAGGGTGAGCGGGTCTACATCGGCCGGTACTTCGATGGTTTTCGAGAGCACCGCCGTTTCGACGAAGCGTTGCCAAACCGGCCGCGCGAACTGCCCGATGAAGATGGCCGACAGCATTTCGTAGAGCGGCTGTTGTTCGACCAGCTCTTGGCGCTGCGAGCTGTAGGACCCGTCGTAATCGCGGGAGAGACTGGAATAGCCGACTCGGAACCCCGGCGCCACGGCGCGCAACTGTCCGCGTCGGAAATTCTCGACTTGGGGGTTGGGACGCTTGGCATCGATCAAGCCGACATCTTCGCCGGGGCGCAAGTCGTCGAAGATCATGCCAGGCACAAAGTCGAAGGTACGCGGCTTGGCACCGGATTCTCCGCCGCTGGACCCATCGCCGTATTGGTCCATGAAATCCGGGACGGTCCGCTTGATGTACCCGGTCAGGCTGGACGCGATTTCGGCCGCGATGCGTTCGGAGTCTTCGTAGCCCTTGATTTCGTTCAGGCGACGAATCACGGACGCAAGCTGGGTGACGCCACGCGCCTGCTTGATGCGATCCGTCAGTTTGAGATGCAGCAGGTTTTCGCTGGGGATGCGCTTGATGGACCCCGCGAATCCGGTTGTACCGCCAAACCCGAATGGTGCGCCGGGATGGGTTTTGTAGACGTGATAAGCGCGCGGCCGTCCCCAGGTATCGCGTTCCACCCCTTGGGTGATGCCCTTGGCGGGATCGTTGCAATCGGGCGCCAGTTGATCCGCCTCGATCAACTCTAGGCTGAACGGTACGCGCGTGCCGTGATTGAGCGTGGTCACGTCGCCGGAAATGAGTTGCGCCATCACTTCCCCATCTCGGAACAGCGACCGGCCCATGAGCAGTTGGGTACTGATCCAGTCGTGTTCCCAGGTCACTTCGGGCCATTCCGACCAATCGCGCCAAGCTTCCAGCAGGGTATCGGCAAAGCTGCGATGGATTTTGCCGTCCAAGTCCTTCGGCAAAGGTTCAATGGCGATACCGCTCGGCCCGATAACGAACTGGCAGAGTTTGTCGATGGCCCCGCGGGAGATGTCGTGGTTCTGATCGAGGTGGCGGGCATTTCGGCGCAGGCGTTCGCCGGCCATGGCCACGGTGGCATCGCCGTCGCGTCCGTCGCGCCAACTGCGGTGGGGACCATGCGGGCCACGGGGGTCGGCGGCTTCGTAGAGCGCCTTGGGACGTAGCCGGCGAGACAGCCACTTCAGCATTGCGGGAACCTGGCCACGGCATAGCGGCGGCGCACGGCGTTGGGGTTCTGGAGTGCCGCGATGGCTTGCCGCAGATAGCCGATGTCCGTCATGAGGGCTTCCGGCGTGGTCGGCATGAAGGTGATGCGCTGGTCACCGGTGCTGATCGCGCCCACGGCTTCCCCGCGCGTGAGCTTGGGCAGTGCCGCTTGCGCGAGGCTGAGCGCTTCAGTGAGGGTTTCGAGGGGAAGGCCGGTGTAGGGATTCATGCACCCAATTTACCAGTTTGCCGTTGGCGTGGGTAGCAGCACCTGCGCCGATAGCTTCGGCTCGCCACGGCTGTTCCACTTCCCGGTTTCCCGCTCCACCGGGTCGTCCGCAACGGGCGTTTGCCACAATCCAGATGCGCATTCGGATGTGTGGTGCGCCAACGGCGGAAGCTCCCAGCGCTCCCCATCGCGCATCAAACCCCAGCGAGGCCAAGTCTCCGAGTACGGCTCCCAAGCCTCTGGAAGTAAGGGCAGGACTGTTCTCCACAAAAACGATTCCTGGTGCCACTTCGCGAATGATGCGGACAAACTCCGACCACAGTCCGCTATGCTTTCCGGTGATTCCTGCTCCCTTTCCAGCAAGGCTGATGTCCTGGCACGGGAATCCTCCAGATACCACGTCAACAATGCCGCGCCATGGTCGTCCGTCAAAGGTGCGAACGTCATCCCAAATCGGGAAGGGCGGGAGAAGGCCGTCATTCTGTCTTGCGACAAGAACGCTTGCGGCGTATGGCTCTCGCTCAACGGCGCAAACGGTGCGCCATCCGATAAGCTCCCCGCCAAGTATTCCGCCACCAGCGCCCGCGAATAAAGCCAGCTCATTCATTGTGCCTCGTGATTCCGTTGAAAATGCACGCTAACAATCGCTTCCAGACGGATGCTCTATCTTGATCACAGCGAAATCCTCCGGGTGACGGCCTGACGGCGGGAAGCCACGGGGGGACGGACCGACGGGACAGGCTTGGGTGAAGTCACTCCGGTGGGAATGACTGCGGGCGCGGGGATCGGTAAGGGGCCATCGGCGGGCTTGACGGGCACGGCGCCGAACAGATCGCCGGTGTTCGGTTCGAGCCGGTCTCGCAACCGCTTCCACTCGCTGGGCCGGCGTTTGTGCAGTCCCAGGAAATGGGCGGCGGCGAGGTTGTACACGCACAGGTCCAAGGCTTCGTTGGCATCGCCTGGCGTCTTGATGTACTCGGCGCGCTTGAACCCCTTCACGTAGCGGATCAGCTTGCGCTCGGCGGTCAACTGCTCATAGAAGGTATCGGGCAAATCCCGGTTGAAGTGGATCGCGCCGGGACCGGGCGGCAACAGCCACCGGGAAAACAGCCAGTCCTTGGCGGTGTCGGTGCCGATCATCCATAGTTCGGCGCCGCCCTGGATGATCTTTCCGCGCCGATTCACGTCCACCTTGCTGGGCTTGCTGGCGATGACCGGGCGGCCGGGCTTGCTGGCTCCCTTGACCGCGAGGACGTATAGCCGGCGGCGGGCGCGGGTGTATTCGTAGACCTCTTGGGTGGCGTTGCCGCCGGAATCCACCAGGCCGGCACTGATCTTGAGCGGGATGCCGAAGCCGTTGACGATGGGCCGGGCCAATACCTTGTCGAGTTCGGCCCACACCTCCGGCTCGGAGGGCCGGCCCATCAGCACGCCGTAATCGATCACCCAGCGTTCCATGCCCTCGCCCCAGCCCATGATCAGGTATTCGAGCCGGTTGCCTTGGGTATCGGTGGCCATGGTGAGTTCCAGGCAGCCGCGGGGGATCGTCAACGCCGGGAAGTCTTCGGCGCGCTTCTTCAGCTCGGCGGCGCTGGTCCGTTCGTCAGCCGCGTCGAAAGTGAGGGCCAGCCGGGTGTTGTAAAACACTTGCATCGGTCCCTTGTCGCCGCGCTCAATCGCGTGCTTGGCCTTGACGTACTTGCGCGCCAGGGTGAGCCACGAGGTCCAACCCAGCGGGGAATAGAGCTGCGAGATTTGGAATCCGGCGGTCTGGCCGTCGCCTTCCCCTTGCGACCGCCATTCGCCAGCGGCCAGCATCTCGGGCTTGTGGTGTTCCTCAATCTCCGCTCCGCAGCACGGGCAGGCATACCACGCGCGGGTCAACAGCGCGTCCCAGCGGACGTGCTCCCAGAGCAGTTCCTGCCGTTCGTGGCAGTGCGGACAGGGCACGAAGTAGCGGCGCTGATCGGATTGCCGATAGAGGGTATCGATCAGGCTGGCGCCTTCGAGGGTGGGCGAGCTGCTGTAGTAAATCTTGGCGTTGTAGCCGAAGTTGGAGGTCCGGGCCTCGGTCAGTTCGACGGGATCGCCTTCGCCGCCCACGTCCAGTTCCCAGCGGTCGAGTTCGTCGCCGTAAACATACCGGCAGGATATTTCCGAGAGGTTGGAGGCGCTGCGGGCGGTGGCCATGTAGAGCGCGCCGCCGTCGAATTCCTTGGTGTCGAGGGTATTCCGGGCATCGCGGGAGCGCGGGGGCGCCACTCGACACGCGAGTTCGGCAACGGCCTTGATGGTCTCGCCGATCCGATGCGAGACGCGCTTGACCAGTTTGTCGGTGGGGAACAGAGCGAGGATGTTGGAGGGCGATTGATGGATGCTGGCGCCCATCCAGTTCAGCGCTACTTGAGTCTTGAGCATTTGCGACGCACCCTTCACCACTACCCGGCGGTGCGGGTCTTGCGGTGAGAGGGCCTGCATGACCTCGCGAGCATAAGGGGTGCGGTCGGTGCGGTAGTAGCCCGGTTCCGGCCCTCCCACCTCTTTGGGGATGATCATGTAGGTGTCGGCCCAGACATCCACCGGCAGGTCGGGGTCGGGGCGCAGTCCCTCGCGGAAGGCGGTGTTCCAGCCCTCGAAGCCGTCGGCGACTTCGACATCAAGCATGGTGCTCCACCACGTCGCGGTCGATGGTCTCCAGGACCTTGCGGATTTCGGCGCTCAGGCGGTGCTCGATGGCGGGCGGATCGTCCATGGTCGCGAGTTCGGCG